CCCTTGATTTTTGTTGTCATGGGATTAGTTGAATTAGTAAAGGCCTTCGGCGTACAAGGCAAGGCATTGACCGCCGTGTCATTCGGGATCGGGCTTGCGCTTGGGCTGTTGTATCAGGTGAGCTTGGGCGTTCCGGCTGACTACTCCGGTTGGTTCGGCGCGGTGATCTTCGGGCTGGCACTCGGACTCGTGGCAAGCAAGGTGTACGATGCTATTGCCAGTGCGTCTGGTAAGCACGAGGCTAAAGGATAGTGGACGGGGTTGAGTTAATCCCCCTTACGGCGTGGCAGCAGGCGGCGGTCGTTTGCCTGTTTATCGTGCTTGTAATCTTGTTGCTGAACTGGTTCTCAAAGCAGTCTAAAAACTGGCAGGATTTCATCGACAAAAGCAACGAAAAATGGCGCGAGTTCAACCGAGAGCAGCGTGAAGAGAACAACTGCGCAATGGGCGATGTGGAGAAGTCGTTGAAAGACTTGACGCAAGTTACTGGCAAGTTGGTTCAAACGATGGATGAACTACGTTCGGATATTTATCACCAGCACAATAATCAAGTGAAAGAGATTGCGGCGCTGATACAGAAGCCCGCGCCGAAACCGCGAGTGAAGAAGCCGGTGGAGAATATTAAAGTCGAGGAATAATGGACGAACCATTATACGAGACAGCGCGCGAATGGCTGCGCACCCCGCCTGATAGCCCATACACGCTGCTGCTGGCAGAACTCATGGCGGTCAAAGCGGAGCTTGCCGCCTTGCGCGAGCGAATGGACGAGCTTGACGGCGAGCTGCACGAAACTTGGATGGGCGGAACGGATTAGATGGGGAAGATAAAAAATCGCATCGTCGGCTCAGGTGAAGAGCAATTAGACCAAATTATGTTCAATCCGCGTAACTGGCGGATTCATCCGTTAAGTCAGCAGGACGCGCTAAAAGGCGTGCTGGAAGAGGTCGGGTGGGTTCAGCAGGTGATAATCAACAAACGTACTGGCAACCTAATAGACGGGCATTTACGGTGCCAACTTGCCGCACGTGAAGGACAGAAGACCATTCCAGTTGTTTACGTGGACGTGAGCGAAGACGAGGAAGCCCTGGTGCTGGCTACGCTTGACCCTATTGCAGCAATGGCGGCAACGGATAAGCAGAAGCTGGATGAGTTGTTTGCAGGCATTGAGTCCGAGAATGAGAATGTCCGCAAAATGATGGACGAGATTTCCGCTAAAGAAAAACTGGCATACGGCGAGAGCGGCAACGTTGAGCAGGCACGTAAGACGCTTGCGGAGCGGTTTATTGTGCCACCGTTTAGCGTGCTGGATGCGCGGCAAGGGTACTGGCAGGAACGCAAGAAGGCGTGGTTCGCGGTTGGTATCAATGGCGCGCTTGGACGTGGAGAGGTAGACTACGCCATAGGTGATAATAAATCATACGCCAACAGCCGGCGTGCAATGGACAAACAAAGCAATGTAACCGGTGCGACGAAAATGCCTGATTATTCGGACATCGGCATGGAATACATTGCACCTGGCACGTCAATATTCGATCCTGTATTATGCGAACTTGCTTATCGGTGGTGGTGTCCGGCTGGCGGGTTGGTTATTAATCCTACGGCTGGCGAGTCTGTTTATGGGTTGGTTGCATCCTATCTTGGATATCGTTACAAGGGCGTGGAGTTGCGCGAGGAGCAAGTACAAGCCAACCGCAAACAAAACACTGAAATGGGCTTATCAGCCGAGTGGATTTTAGGCGACGGTCAAGACGTTTATAGTCTTGTTGGCGAGGATGCGGACATGATTATGTGCTGCCCGCCATACGCTGATTTAGAGGTTTATAGCGACAATCCACTTGATTTATCAACAATGGAATATCAGGAATTTATTGAGGTTTATCGCAAAATAATCAGCGAGAGCGTTAAGCGGCTAAAAGACAACCGCTTTGCCGTGTTTACGGTTGGCGAAATACGTGACGGGCGCGGCGCTTATCGTAACTTCTTGGGTGAAACAATCAAGGCGTTTTTAGATGCAGGATGTAGCTATTACAACGAGGCGACACTAATTACACCGGCTGGAACGGCAGGCATTAGGGCTGGCAGGCAGTTTACCACCGGTCGGAAGTTGGTTAAGTCACATCAGAACGTTCTTGTGTTTCTCAAAGGTGACTGGCACGAGGCTGTAAAGGCTTGTGGTGACGTGGAGGTTAGTTTCCCAAATGAGTGAGTTAGTAAAGGTTTATTGGTTAGAGGCGAGTGTTGATTGTACCGACTCTGTGAAGGTCTGGCAGGACTTCTTGACTATTGTCAATAGGCTTACGGGCGTTACAGTCATTAACAGCGTCAAACACGACTTTCCCGGCGGTGGATTTAGTGGGCTGGTGCTTATAGCCGAGAGCCATGCCGCGATCCATACATGGCCGGAATTGCACCGCGTTTGGGTGGAACTGGCGACGTGTGGTGATCCGATAGCGTTGGATGAGTTCGAGGCGTCTATCAGGCATTGGATAGTTACAAACAATGAGTTTTGAGCATATTGAGCAATTATGAGGGTTACTAATACGCGCATGTTAGAGGCGGTCAAGAAAAACGGTGGAGCGGTGTACTTAGCCGCACGTGAGCTTGGCTGCGCGCCTAATACCATTTACAACCGCATGGAGCGAGTGCCAAGCATAAAGCAGGCGGTTGAGGATGCGCGCGGTGAGGTTGTGGATTATGCCGAGCAAAAGTTGCGGCTGGCAATTCTGAACGGCGAACCCTGGGCGATTGCTATGGCGCTCAAGACCATCGGCAAGTCACGCGGTTACGTTGAGCGGCAGGAAGTCACGGGTGCTAATGGCGGGGCGATTATTGTAGATTGGGATAGCATTGATAACAACCAAGATTAACGCTAAACCGCATGCAGGGCAGCTTGAGGTGCATAATTCAGATGCGCGCTTCAAGGTGCTATCCGCAGGCAGGCGATGGGGCAAGACGCGGCTGGGGGTCAACGAGTGTTTGGACGCGGCGAGCAAAGGCGGGCGCGCGTGGTGGGTAAGTCCAAGTTACAAGACGAGTGAGGTAGGTTGGCGACCATTGCGACAAATTGCGCGCAAAATACCGAATGCAGAGGTTAGGCTGGTAGATCGTATGGTTACGCTTCCAGGTGGCGGCTTTGTGGCTGTTAGATCGGCTGACAATCCCGACTCGTTGCGCGGTGAGGGGCTGGACTTCGTGGTGATGGACGAGTGCGCGTTTATGCAGAAAGAAGCGTGGACGGAGGCTATCAGACCGGCGCTATCAGACAGGTTAGGCAAGGCATTATTTATCAGCACGCCGAAAGGGCGTAACTGGTTCTGGGAAAATTATCAGCGCGGCATCAATGGCGAAGAGGGCTGGCAATCGTGGACGTTCTCGACTGTCAACAATCCGTACATTCAAGCAAGTGAAGTAGAAGCGGCACGGCGGGATTTACCTGAGATTATATTCAGGCAGGAGTACCTGGCAGAGTTCATCGACGATTCCGGCGGCGTGTTCCGTCGCGTGCAAGAGGCGGCTGTGCTTACTCCGCAAGACGCGCAACCAGGGCGGCAGTACGTGGCTGGCGTGGACGTGGCGGCAAGCGTGGACTTTACGGTGGTGACGGTGCTGGATGCAGAATCGAAAGAGATGGTCTACCTCGACAGGTTCAACCGGGTGGATTATCCGGTGCTGATAGACAGACTTGAGAGCGTGTACAAGCGATACAACCTGACTTCGATGGTCGTGGAATCCAACTCGATAGGCAGGCCGGTTATTGACGAACTGGTGACGCGTGGCTTGAATATCGTGCCGTTTACAACCACTTCGGCGACTAAGCAGGCAATTATTCAGGGCTTGCAATCAGCCTTCGAAAATGGGCAGATTTTGGTCTTAGACGAGCCTGTGCTGGTGGGTGAACTGCTGTCATTTGAGAGCAAGCGCAACGCAAGCGGAAGTTTTTCTTACAGCGCGCCTGATGGAATGCACGACGACTGTGTGATGAGTTTGGCTATTGCGTGGGATGGAGCAACCAGCGGAGGGGCGATACTTTGGATGGATTAACGGAGGCTGGATGGCAGATACTTATAAAACAATAACGAACATTCCCGGATGGGTGGAGATGCTCACCAGCGATGGCGTGCCAGACTCCGTTGCGACTTTATATAAACGCGTGCCGATATTCTTTAGGGCGGTGCAGTTAAGATGCGATGCACTTGCGAGCGTTCCAATTGCAATTTACAGGGGCGAGGACACGGAGGTTGACTGGCCATATCCTACCAAACTGGGCGAATTGTTGTGGCGCTGGGAAGCCTCATGCTTATTATCAGGTGCAGCGTTTGGTGAAATTATCACTAACAAGACTGGCTATCGCAAGGATGTGAGATATAGAAATCCGTTTGACATGACGGTAAAGTATGATAAGGGTATTATCACATTCAAGCAGAATAGCAGCGGGGCAAGCTGGGCTAACGACTTGAACACTGGCAAGTACGAGATGGTTTACATCAGCGAGTATGATCCGTCACAGGATATATTGCCGGGCGTAGGTGCTGGGATTGCTTCCAAGATAGATGCGAAGCTGTTGTATGCGATAGGCAAATTCCCTGAGATGTATTTTGAGGGTGGGGCGATGCCAGTCACACTTCTGGGCATTGACACGAATGACCGGAATGAGATTGAGCGTGTTCAAAATTGGTTCAAGAGATCGGCGACTACAATTAAGAACGCATTTCGGGTTATGGGAATGCGGGCAGGTTCAATTACAGCTACCACTCTCACGCCGCCGCTGAAAGACTTAGCATTCACAGAGCTGGATAAAATAGCCAAAGATAATATTGCAATGGCTTTTGGTATAAAGCAAACGCTTCTGGATAGCGAGGCAGCTAACTATGCAACCGCGCAAGAAGACCGCTTATCGTTTTATGAGGATACTATTAAGCCAAGAGCACGGATGTTTGAGGATGCTCTGAATACGCAATTATTGGCTCGTGATGGTATGCGGCTGGAATTCAAATTTGAGGAACTGGACATATTCCAAGAGGATGAAGGGGGCAGAGCCGCGCTGCTGAATAAGCTGGTACTTGCTGGAATTCCAATTGAGCTTGCGCTGGATTTGGCCGGTTACACATTGACTGATGAACAAGCGGCGATGCTAAGCGCGCATCAAGAACAATTGGACGAGCGCGAGGACGCGGCAGGGTCGGAGCCGGTTGATGAGCGTGATGCTGAATTGCGGAAGTGGCAGCGCATGGCTGAAAAGCGGATCAAGGATGGCAAGGGGATTCGTGAGTTTGAATCGAGTGTAATCGAGCCAAGTTTGCACGGTGCAATAAGTGGCGCGCTTGAAGCTGCAAAGTCGGTTGATGACGTGAAACGTTTATTTGATTCTGTGATTGCGTGGAGAAACTATCCATGATTGACCGCTACGAAATTGAGCGTAAATTAGCGCGGGTGCTGAGTAAGGATCTGCGCGTTGAGCTTGACAAATTGCTCAATTATTTAGGTGATCCACCTAACTTAGCGAACGTACCGCCTGAATATTGGCAGGGCGGCTGGAAGGATATTCAGAAAGACGTTGAGCCAATTCTGGTTGATACTTACATCGAAGCGGCAATGGATTTAGCTGACGGGATTGGTATCGGAATTGATTGGGGGCTTGC